TCAGCTTTCGCATGGTGTCATACCACTGCTGACGACTTATCTCCCCATTGACAAGACGGACAGTCAACTCCCGCATCTGTCCCTCAGAATATTTGGAGAGCCGCAAGACTCCCAATCTCACACGCGAGGCAGGCACACGATAGTTGGAGCCGACATAACGCCAGACCCCATTGACCACATCGAAGTATGTCTCAACAGGCTTGTAGGCTTGCTGCTGTACCTCAGTCCGTAACTTTGCATCCAATATCCCCGGCACGCCGCTGACCTTGTTCCACAGATCAATCGAGTCTTGTAGGTCACTGGTATCCTCAAGGAACGCCTGTGTTTCATCCTCAGTGAGAGGGCGCACGAAATCAGTATCATCTCGATACGGGCGAGCAGGTAACAACTTGGGGAGAGGTGGGACAGGATAGGGGAGGGTCATGATTGTTTTATCAACGAGTAGGGTGCGCGGGTAATGTTGTATCCTTTTTTCCTCAACCTAGAAATTGTGACAGTAGCAGCCTGCACATCATAATGGTCATGACTCCCATAAAGATACATTGCCATGTGCTTGGGTGTGATCCTGGTAAAACTTCTCAGGATAGACAATGCCTGTTTCTCCAAGGTTCTACTCACGGCACAATCTCCTCTCCCATTCCAACAAATTCCTCGCCAAGTCCAAAGCCGATCCACTGACCACCCACGACCAAATGCACTTCCGAGAAATTCATCTCAAGCAATTGACCCACATCCACCTGTGTCTTGTCATCCTTTGGCACATAGGCCAAGGTCATGTGCGGAATGAAGCCATGCTCACGATGATAGGGGATGCCATGCTGGTCAAGCGCATCCGTCAGGGATTGCCGGAAGGCAGGAAACTCTGGACTATCGAACAAGGCTACAATCGGGTCAGTCTCATTGCCGGAGACAAACCTTGCCACACCCTGCAATGTGGTCTTGATCGGCCTGGCATTCTCAGTGAAATCAGCCAATGCCCAGGCTACCTTCTGCATGTTCAGGGTGCGATAGTCACCTAGGAAGGCCAGCGTAATGTGCAGGTCATCCCTAGTCTCATCCGACATGATCGGGTATTCCTTCTGCAACTCCTCACGCAAGACATCCGGAATACGTAGGGCGATCATGGCAGAATTCTCGTTCTCATTGTGCATCATAGTCACGCCAAATCGAGTCTTGAACCAAATAGGCTCTCCAAGATCATGTCTTTTGAGAACCTGCTTGATCTTACTTGTATTGATGCGACTATTCGCAGAAATAAGATTATTGGGAAAGTTCCCAATATCCTTTGGATCCTGAATATTTACAGGCTGATTATCATTGCCATTAGGTGGGGGAGGTTGGGTCTGATTTCCCTGGCCTTGTCCAAGCCAAGCCTGAATAGCCTGTATCCTTCCTTCCGGCCATTCATAATCCAGATAGCGTTTGGCAAACTCATCAAAGGGCATGATGGTCTCAGGAGCACCACCACTGGCCTGATTCATGGCCTGAGCAATCTTGACAGCCAAATCAGCCTTTTCCAAGTCTGTCAACTCGAACAGGGAGGGCCAATGCACATTGTATTTCTCAGGGACATTCAAAATTCCAAGTTCGCCCATGCGTTTGATGAAGGGTCTCAAGATGTAAGGTTCTGCAAAGTTCTTACGTCGCCAATCAATGTAATCCATGAAATTTGCATCGTCCTGTGAGCTTGCCAGGTTCCCACGCTCAGAACCAAGCAAAATACGTTGCGGGATGCGTTCACTACCAGCAATGTACGCAACAATGACATCGAACTGCTCACGACTATCTACTGGTTTTCCACCCAAGTCCTGCAACTCCATTCCCTGCAATCTTATGTACCTACGTAACCCATAAAACCATTCATCAATTTCATCTTGCATGGCCTTATACTCATCAGAGTCTTTTTGTGGCATGGTGTATCCCTCTTTTGCCATCAACGCCATACCACGCAGGATCAATTGATAATAAGCCTCGCTCCCACCACCAGTAACTTTCTCCAAATCATACAGACGGTTCAAAACCTTCTTCAACCTCGGCACGCCATAGATACGACCAAGCCCGGTTTTCCCCATTCCAGCCCGCTCCCGTCCTTCCTTCACATGGATGACACGGGTATAGTCAACAGCTAAGTCAGCGCTCTCATTCTCATCAATGGAGATGTAATAGCGGGTCGGCAACCCAAAGCGAGGACTGGTCTTATCAGAAACAAGCGATAGCTCATCCACCCTGGCATTGCCCTCATCATGGGTAGTCACATACATGATGTCCTTAGACTTTTTATCTACAGGGTCTTCTGGTCTTCCTGGCAACCCAAGGTAGATCAACCCAAAACGGGAAATCCCACAGGAACGGTCTACTTCATTGAATTGCGCCCATAGGTCAAGCCGATCCACCAACTCCTCGAAATCCTTCTGCAATTGCGTCGGCTCATCCAGTTCATCCGCAGACTTCTGGCCTTCCTCTAACAGGATCGGGTGCTTGCGCCAGGTCTCATCACTGACCGTATCTACCACCCGTGTCCCCAATCCATCTCGCTCATAGATATTCAGGTAATCAGCAAATTGTGGGGTCTTGGTGTACCCCAAGACTGTGTACAGGTCACGCTCTCCACTAAAGGATTGACCCAATGCCTGGGCAAGACCAGAGCGAGAGACAAGGGCAGAATTAAGCTTTATTTGATTTTCCAGGTGGTCAATCAGTTCTGATTTCAACATTTTAGAATAGGGTTTTGCCATGATTACCTTCCAAACGTGCCTGCTGTTTTTATGACTGGAGGAGGTGCAAAAACTTGTATAACGGTATCAGCGTAGTTTGTAGAGCGACCTATCCGTTTTTTAATATCATCTTTACTTTCTACCTGTATTTTACCACCTGACAATACTTTCCATTTAGGGGCAACCAGTTCACCAATTAACTCATCGTCAGGTGGTAAATCAATTTCATCTAATTGTAATAGTTCTCTTACATTCCACCATGCTGCTGAACGCATATTTGAAAAACCTAATTCGCCTGAACTGTCCTTTAAATCTGTTTTTTCGCTAGCATTGAAAGCAATAATTCTTTCATTTCGATTTAGTATATCTTTATTTTCCCGACAACGATCATAAACCCCTGCACCAATTCCAATTACATCAATACTTGCTTTCACAACAAAATTAGAAAGAAGTAAACCTGTCACAACCCCTGTAACTTGCATGACATCACGTACATCAAGTCTACGGAACTCACGTATTGCATTCCCACAACGAATTCCTATTACAGATGGATCACCTCCACGCCCTACATCGACCCCTAAGCCAATCATCTCTCCCCAATTGCCTCCTTTTTCTTTTCGCGCCATCCACCTGTCATTAGAACGCTCAACCCAACTCAGGGGAATAACACTATCTTCATCATTAGCTGCAAAGTCGCCTAATACACGGTTGATATAAACGGATGAATCTTCTCCCCATTGCCTAGCACGAGATTTTGCCCAGTCAGAGTTAATCCGACCTGATTCAATCGCCATCTCTAGGGTTACTTTATAAGCATTCCAGTCCTCATATCCCTTTTTATGACTATGAATATCATAGAAGCGCCCTATTGGTTCACCAGGGGTGCTTACCGCAAGCCAATAAACATCACCCGTTGACATCGCTCCTTCAGCAGCATCCCAAGTAGCATCGGGAATAGCCTTACTTTCATCAAATAGATAGAGGATATGATTTGCATGTGCCCCTTCTATCATAGCCGGATTATCAGATGCTAACGCAAAGGCCTCACCAGTGTCAAGTTTTATACTAAGAGTCAAGAGTTCATGACTGGTAAATGGCCTGCGCCCTATTTTATCCCAATCTAAATATCGTTGCCATTTATGAATTTCAGGCCACAAGAATTTAGAAAGCTGTCTCCATGCACTGGCAGTTGTTGGAATCTTCCAATCCTTTCCATCACGTGTTAGGGCAAACCATAAAATAGTAATCGCAGAGAAAGCAGTTTTTCCTAAACCATGAGGACCACGCATAGAAAACCGATGATGCTTTACTAAACGACGCATTCCCTCTAATTGATAATCAGATAACTTTTCATCCTCTCGCCAAATAATACATTCTTGAGCAAATCCAGCTAAGTCATCCCAATATTTATTCCTAAACCTATCATAGACAGATTCATTTTGTTTATTCTGGTCAACTCGACGACGAAGTTCTAACTCAGCTAGAGCTTGAATTTGCAAGGACACTTAGAATATCCTCTCCTTTTGCTAATCGCTCTAATTGTTCTATACTTAATTTTGATAAATCAACATCAAGATTTCTATTAGACTTTGGAGCATCCAGACCAAGTAGGTCAGCACGTCGCTGCATGATCCTGAGTACTCTGTCAATCGCTTTCTCATCACCGCGCAAGACATCTCCCCAAATTGCAGTCTGCATTCTATCCAGTCGGATAAGTTCTAAATCCAGTATATCCTGGGCTGTCTCTTTGTTGGACTCATGCAACCGTTTGAGTTCTGCCATAACATCATCATGTGCATAACGCTCATCATAGTTCTTAGGGAGTGCGCTTGATCCGAACTTATTGATGGTTGCCTTTGCAATCTCACGATAAGTGCTACCTCCCTTGCGTTGTTCCAAGACATATTCGCGCCGTTGAGCAGTCTCAATGACTTGTGGGCGGGTGATGTTTATAGGTTTATTTTGGGTTGCCATGTAGGGACTCTATTGTGGGTCATTTTTTATCATCAATCCGCTTGATTTCCAGCGCCGGGAATGCGTCCGCCATGCGCTGCAAATGCAAAGCGCAATATTCAGGACTTACTTCAACCACTCGCGCAAACCTGCCGGTGTTCTCACTGGCAACCATTGTCGTGCCACTTCCGCCAAATGCTTCATAAATAATGTCTAACGGTTCACTGTAATGCTCAATCAAATCAATCCACATTGGTAACGGCTTGGGGCATGGATGATTACCGACATTTTGTTGATTGCTTATAGGATAATCAAAAACATCATTAGGTCGCTTTCTTTTCCATCCATCACCAAAGAATAGGACAGGTTCCCAACACCAAAAACGTGATACCTTGCCGTTGGTCATGCTGTTAGTTTTTGTCCAGGGCGCCCAATGATAAGCATCAAACCATCTAAGCCACCGCGCCAGGTTGTAACAACCTGGCGTAACTATTTGACGCTCACTAACAGACTGACACAAACTAAACCATGCGTGACTAAATTCGCTATATTTTTCTTCTGTCTTTTCGTCGTCCACCGTTTCGCCATCATACTCAAAACCAACGTTATAGGGCGGGTCAACTGGTGCAAGCGCCGCCTTCTCGCCCCCCATCACCCGCTCCACTACCGTCGGGTCGGTGCAGTCGCCGCACACTAAACGATGCTCACCAATAGCCCATAAATCTCCCGTCTGTACCTGCCATTTCTTTTGGAGTTCTTTGGCGCGGTCTACCTGCGGTTCAGCGTCTTTCGTCTCTTGCTCACGGATACCGAAATCCACTTGCTCCCGCTCGTTGAACCCTATCGCGTCCAGGTCGGGCAGGTCGAAGGTTTGCAACACGTCCACATCCCATTCAAGCGATAACTGTGCAATGCGGTTAGAGCCAAGTCCAAGACGCTTTGCGCGTGGATCGTTTGCATTTGGTATATCCGTTCTCTTTACAATAATTGGTTTGGTTCCATCACTCTCCACAATGATAGGTTCTACATCGGGAGAAAATATTTCCCCTGAAACTTCCAATCTATGTGAACCAATAAATAATTCCCCATCTGCGGCAGCAACCATTGACTCGCCGGAGTAGCCGTCTTCACGAACAGACTTTTCCAGTAAGCCTCTTGCCCGCTGAGTGTGTTTATTTGCATTTACGGTTTGGGGTCGAAAATCAGAAAGTTTTGGCTTCTTTTTTGCCATATTCGCTTCTCTCAGAAAGTCAATTGGTTGTGCCCCATCAACACGGGGTATCGGGTTCCCTGAGAACAGTATACGGCAAAACAAAGAGCCACGCAAGTACGTGGCTCCAATGGGGGAGAAAGGGAAATCAGAGCTATTTTGACCAGAACTTTTTCCAAGATGATTCAATTTCAGAGTTCGTCATTGTGGTTTTAGCACCTAGTTTCTGAGTAGTTTTCTGTAACCATTCTTTATAAGCCTCAAAACTTTTGTTTTTGGGGCCAGTAAATGTAATCGCGGTTTTCTTTTTATTTGACATCAAACTTCTCCTAATTTTCCGTAAATCCAATTGATTTGTCGTAATTTCTGTCATTGTTCCTAAATCAAAAAATGCAATTTGATTGTTTTCTCTTGCAATTCTATTGGCATCAGACTTGTTTTTTAACCGAATACTAATATCTAAATAACAATTTTCTTCATAAATCCATCCCCCCAAAAAGTGATCTGATTTCTGTAATAAATCACGATTATTGACAATATACTCAGCAATATCCTTATCTGAGAGAATAGAAGTAGAAATAACTTTTTCACGATCGGAATATGGAGAGACCATATATCCATCTGTCGGAGAAATATCATGAATTGGTTGATAAGTAAAGCCACCTTGCTCTATTACTTTGTTATATAAATCTTTTCCGGTTTTACTTTCAGATCGTCCACTATCCGACGAACTCCCGCCGACTTTTCCAGGTCTGCCAGCATGACCAAAGTTACCCGAACCCTTACCACCAGATTGCTTGATGGTAAGGGTTTTCTTCATAGTATCCAGAGTGTTTTGGGTAAGTTTCTCCATATGGTCATTATACATTATACATTTGGATTGCGCCACACACTAATTTTATTGAGAACAATATCACTAGGCTTATCATCAAAGAACAACCACGTCCAATCCCGATCATATTCTATATACTCTCTTTGGTCAAGTGGTCATAACGCCTGGCTAGATCGATGTAATCCTGTCTCTGGGGCTCACCCTTGTACAGAGTATGCTTTTCAACCTTCCATCCGCCGCGGTGGTACGGGTGGCCGAGGTAGTACCCCGCTCCCATGCTGTACTTTTCGCGGTGTTCAATATCATCCTCACCGATCTCCCAGGTGAAGGGAATCTCACCAGCGTCGCGCATGGTGATGGAATGGGGCTCACCCATTTTGTCGATGTGGGTCTGTGCCTCTTCGCGCGTGGTGAACGTGTAGGCGATCCCGCGTTCGTCGTGATCCATATCTCGATGCCAGGGGGAATGTTGACCCTTATAAAAGCAGGTCCCGTCAATGAAGTCTTGACCGACTGCAACGTAGGGCGAGAAATGCCCGCATCCCGGCCCTAAGTGCGCGGTCTCGGGTAGAAGAGCGGCAGCCTTGCGCATTTCAGGGAACAGGTCCCGGGTGTGCTTTGATGGTGCCAAAATTACGCGCTGGGTGGTGTGGCTTGAGAAATAGTCGATCTGACTGTCGCTATCGTCTACGCGGTATTCGGCAACGATGACGGCGGGGCAGTCCCCAATCAGGCGCGGCCACAGTGCGCGGCCTTCTGCCTCGAGGCGGTCGGCCTCTGCGCGGGCGTTGTCTTCGCGTTCTTGCTTGGCCTTGGCTTGCTCTAAGTGCATCGCGCGGTACTTTTCGACGGTCTCGGGGTTTACGATCTCGCCCGTCAAAAACATGTGTTGACTATGCCAGACGTCCGGGTCTTTGGGGTCTTTGATGCTGAAGGTCTCGGTATAGTGCAGCCCTTCGTTATCGTCTGGATAATCCATATCAAAGCACATGTAACCGTTGCCGCTCTTATTCAAGATGCAATAGTCTCGCTCCGAGTACCCATAATTTCCCCCCCAATGTAGCACGGTGCCGGGTTCTAAGTTGGTGTTAGCAGTCTGATCTACCTTACGCATTCCACCGTTGAAGTCCATTTCGTAAATATTTGTTTGCATGTTTTTTTTCTCCTAGCAGGGCTTGGTTTGGATGATTACCCTGTGCATTTTCAGGCTCCCTGGTGGGGGAGTAGTCATCAAAGGTTTCTCCCTGCAAACGTAAAATACAGGCATTCTGTATTTTACTTGCCCAAGGGCCTTTACAAGAATCACAATACCTGATCCAAAATCTAAGCTCATCCTCAGTCATTTGTGGGATTTTTTTGTATATTTGCCACATGTTTCTTGTTTTGAATAATGATTTTTATCCAAAGCGTAACTAGGAAACAAAAAATCACCTGCTCCCTATTTTCTTATCACAAATCTCACGAAGCATGATCCATACATCAGGATAGCGTACAAAGTCAATAGCAAATTGCCCATGCTCATGCTTGACAGTAAGCACTGCATCCCACCTAGCTCCCCGTTGACTCCACGACCTAGAACTAATATTGTCAGGTCGATCTACATTATCCCAATAGCCATACTCTTGCAAAGCATCAAACTCAGGCATTTTGGTTAGCGGAGCACTCAAGTTCATGTACACCCAAGAAGGCGTATACCAAACCTGCGCCCAAGCATAGGTCATAGAATAGATATACCCATCATCACCATGCTCATGTCGATCTTCCATTTCAAAATTGGAAGCCATTACATAGATTTCACCAAGGGATTTTTCAGGGTTTTTGGCAATCAATCTATCAATCCAACTGGTGAGGTTTTCATAGGCTCTCTGCTTGCTAAACTCCTCAAGCAGGTGGAGAACCAACGCAAAATCCTTCGGCTTACAACGTCTTCCATTATATAATTTTGTGCTCACAGAATTATCCTTTCAATACACTTGGGTCGCCATTGATGGCATTCAACTTTGCAACCAAGTCCATGCGCTTGAACCATAGATGCAGGTTATTATTCTTGAAACAAGCAAACCTAAAATACTCAGTTTCTCCCTGCCCTGTTTTAGTCATTCCAATGGCATCACATAGAGGGCCTTGATAACTCACGTCCATTCCAGAAAGATTCCCATCTAGCGCATGGAACACCCGATCCACAGCAATCAAGTTCTTTTGTCGATAATGATTGATATGCCAATTACCCTGATAAGACCATCTTTCTACGTATCCAGATAAGATGACTTTCTCACCAAGGTCATATTTCCCGTTCTTTTGATTGGTCACATATTTGTTTCCATAACGATCATCACGGGCCGGACGTAAGACATCAAATACCTCAGCCGCAGCCTCTTTGACAAAATCATCTGCGTTATCAACGACAGAATGCATCATGGAGAGAACCTCGTCCAAAGTAATATCTGGCAAATCTCCCCTCTCTAATCGTTCCGCCATTTCCTCAGCCCGTTTTATGGAAAGCATCTTGTTGATCTGGCTGATTGCCAGAATGCGCCTCCATGCACTACGCCTAAGTTCTCGCTCTATCTTTTCATAGGTGTACATGGGATTGTCATTGTATTTCGTCTCGACAACGCTCATATAGGATTGATTCCCAAAAGCATTTTCAAGGATATGGTGAGCCTCAGTCAATTGCTCATAAGATTCTTTTACAATTCTCATGGCCTTGATATATGCCTCGACCAATGCAGCAGCAGTCTGTTTGGTGGCAAGTGATTTATCGTCAATCATGGTCTCATCCACAATCACTCAACCAACTTGATACTTACGGTAGGATCGGTCTTTTTGATTACTTGGACATCATCGAGAATCTGCATGACTTCACAGACCTTTTTCCAATCCGTGACAGTTTTAGAATACACATCAACCACGTCATCAGGGGCATCAGCCTTCCGGGCAGCACCCTCATAGTCATAGGTTCTACGCCCATTGGAAAAGGAAGCGCGTACATTCCCAACCGTTTGTGTCTTTCCAATTTCTAGTACGGCTTCTTTTATTTCACTTTCAAGTAAATCCAAATCGCGTCGCGCTTTTTCCCACTCTAACATTTTAGTAGCTAACTCTGATGCATTCATTATCATTCTCCTAATATCTCTCTGAGCGTTTTTGCTCCACACTTACACTTTCTATCCAAATTCTCAGCCACATTCCCACCACCAGCTTTAGATACAAAAGAATGATGACCCTCAGAACACCCACCCTGTGTGGGCCTCTCTGGAACCATAGCATCATTCGGCTGGCAATCTCGCAGGTACTTCTGAGCCTTTTTGCTGAACAAATGAAGGTCACCTGGGAGTTTCATTTCGGGAACATACCTCTCTGCTCCAACGATCTCACGACCACCAGGAGAGCATCAATATCATACAACTTGGTGAGGTGAGCAAAACGCTCACCACGTACCCAGGCCTCTAATTCAGGTGAAACTTCATTGGCCTGTGTAGTTCGCTGGCACTCCAATTGCCACAAGTCAAAAATGTACTTGGCAACCGAGTTTAGCAGGTTTTCAGACAGGATTGCATCGGACTTATTGACCACCATCACACACTCACCTTTCTCAAGTCTTTTGCTTGAAACGTCCAATAGCTTACATAGGTGGGAACACTGGTTTCACCATCCCCATCGAACCGAACAGCCATCTGCCGGTCTAAGAGATACACACCATACTTGCGGATGTACTTCTCAATCCGCGCAATCCCCTCACAGCGCCGGACACGAACAATGTCACCTTTGGATAATTTCTGATTGGTCATAGTATTATCGCCTTCGGATTCATAACCAAGACACTTTCACAATCCCATCCATAGAATGATGGTTCTCCAAACCGAGTTTCTTCCTCACCTAAGAGTGTAAGATAAACAGCATCATATCCAATATTAAGAATATGCTCGAAGTCGGGGTATCTAAAAAAACGATCATTTCCCAACCAAGGTAATTTCAATGCATCATGCATTCCATCAATAACAAAAACATTTCCACATAATTGAAACGTGAAATAAGAATCTAATCTATCAACATGGAAATCGTTATCAAAACACCAATCACGCCATCCATAATTAGAGTCTATTGGGGAAGCCCACAAGCCTCCTTTCGGCTTTGCAAATCCCTCTCGGTTTTTTATAGCCTCAAAGCGATTGATTTCAAATCTAGTACGACCATAACAAATTAGTTCTAGTTTCATACTTATTCTCCTATTTTTTAGACGATTTATAAATCGTCCTACAGGGTTGGATGTACCCTACATTCTAGTTTATAACTCCCTAGATGTCAAGGACTATGCGGTTGATTTTCATCCTCACTCAAATCCACATGGTTCCCACACTCCTCACATGGGAACAGGGTATTCATGGTCAAGTTGACACGCCCATCATGTCCACAGGCTTCACAGTGATACTCATCACTGGCCTGCCTACCCTCCTGCCATATCCGCACAGCCGTCAATTTTGCCAACTGCATGAAGCCACGATTCTCGCGCTTCTTTCCATCACTGGCAAAAAAATGCACGTTCTGAAAATGAAGCCTGAGTACCAAGTTATCATGGATCTGGTTGATTGCCTGGCAGGTCTGCTCACTCTTGACCAACCCATTTCTCGCCAGCTTTACGATCTGCTGGTACTCGTATAGAGCCGAGGCATCCAACTGATTGTGCTGGTTGAGGACAAGATAACGCTTGCCGTCAACATGGATATATTTGGGAAACTTCTCAACAATAGGGTTGTTCATGGGTTCGCTCTCTTTCCAATCAGCCAGTCCAAGAAGTTCTCTCCTTTTTGGTCATAGACAGGTACGGAGTAGATTTCTCGACTTACCAACATCACCGAAACGTAATCCATAAGGGTATCATCATCTGACGCTTCGGCAAGTCCACGATTTTTGTTCAATTCAGCCCAAGTACGAATTTCTGCGGGTGTCCTGACTATCTTCTTTTTTATGTCAGCATAAGGGTCAGGGCCACTAAAAATAAAATTTCTATTCATCGGATTTCATCCTTTCTACCCACCGATACGATTTCCCATTGGCAAGGATGTCACAGATTTCCTGACGGTACGGGTCTGGAATAGTGGCCTGCCATTTCTGTACGAGATTCCATCGACCTCTATGCCATTCAGCACTAAAACGATAGGCACGAATGATTTCCATAAAAACATCGTGAGCATCAACCCTATTCTCATCATCTGTTTCGCCAAAGGATAGTGCATCAGCCCAAATGTAGGGAGTTTCGTCAACAATAATTACGCCTCTCGCAAGCTCATTCCTAACCAATTCCTGTAAGGCTTTCTGCGTTTTAGGGTTCATCTGTATTCTGTCCCTTCTGCATCTCTGCAAATTGTCGGTCACGGAAGGTTGGCATAATCAAGCCCGTCCCCTTGCAATGCTCACACGGCCTGACAGTGACACGACCATCAATCATCTGCCACTGGTAGCCCAGATTGTCCTTGCAGTGAGGGCAGGGCGGGTACTTGGGTTTCTCAGTCATTGCAAATCTCCAATCCAGTACGGGGTAAGTTGGGTGTACCGGCCTCGGTCTGACCGGGCAGGGTGCGCCCATTTCTCATGGATTTTCCGCAACCGTTCTAACTCCCCATCCACTCCTTGCAGATGATACCCATGAATCCGGCGCAACATGGCAAGCTCTTTCGCCTCAGCCTGTTCCTGGTCATTGTTGGCCTGCTCGACCTCCTGCAACTTGTCACGCAGTTCCTGCTCCAATTCGTCATCATTGAAGCTGGTAAACATCCACCACGTCATGAAATCATTGTGCCCCATCTGCTTGCGGAGCAACTCGATCAAGCCAGAGATACGAATCTGCTGCTCACTGGCAGGGTGCTTCATTTCCTCTCGAAGCCACATTAGTTTTCCAGTATGGTCTTTCATCATAATATCCTCCTACAAATACATGGTCAGGTCACGGTCAACCGCGCACATGTCCAGTATATCAACCCTATTATTTTCAGGGACAACAAACGAATAGTAGTTCTCTCCCCCACTCATGGCATAGGCATTCAAAATCTGCAAACGGTTATCCAGCCTGCGCTTCTCAGAGTAACGAGTCACGCACCATCCCACATCCAAAATGTGCATCAAGGTGTCCACATGCTTATCAATCGCATCCTGTAAAGCAAATGGGAGCATCACAAACTCAGGCTCTTGAACATTCGGGACAGTCAAATTGGGGACGGGGTTGACATGCCCATTATTGGGAAGGATCACAGGAATCTCGAAACTGCCAGAGCTAAAACGTGTCCGCTTCCACCAGGAGAGAGATTCTTCATCCTTGCCAATCGGTTGGAACACAGACAACTTCCCCATCCGCGTCTGGATGTTGGAGCCACCGCAATTGGTACACATCATTGGCATGGAGTCCACTTCGACCTCATAGGACTTGGCCTCATCCAGGCAGGTAATGACATACGTGCCTTTCTCGTCCAGTTTCTTGGGGCCACGCTTGCTGACCTGCTTGCGAAGTTTCTCGAATTGCGCCTTGTCCTTCTCATCCATTGTGAAGTCCTCGATCACCATATTGGCAATCTGGACGATCTTTGCACCCTCATCCCTGGCCCACATTGCAATGTCATGAGCAAGGGTCATGCTTGACACCACAATCGCGCCCTCCTGTAGTATTATCCCACGATGGTTATCAGACTTCCATCTCCCGCGCTGGTTGGCGCGCCACTCAAGCAGGGACATCTCCCCATCATCGTTCGGGCGCCGACTATATAAACCATAGTCATGAAGCCGATTGTAGAAAGTGGAGGAGGGCTTGCGCCCATTCCACTCTACAAGTACAAGGATTGCCGAGGTAGGATTGGAGTCAATGTGGTCAGTCATGATTGGATAACCTTCAAAGTACCATGAAGTCCACGTAATTGTAGTTCAGCTACTACTTGGTCAATAACTTCCTGACGGGTATTTCCAAAAAACGGATATTCTTCGCCTGGTTCCCCATTTATCATAAAGGTAATAGCCTCTGTTTGACCACGCCATCCACCAGGAATGGTGGCTTGGCAGGTATCGTTCCATCTATCTTCATCATGTGTTAAAAAAAGTCTAACTTTATCCATCGTATTCTCCTAGGTCGGGGTGAATGTTGGATGAGTACCCGACTACCCTAACTCTAAAGGATATTGCCCTATTTGTCAAGGGTTATTTGGATTGTTCGCAACAAAAGAATCCAAAGTTTTATCAAATTTTTCACGGCCTACATCTGCCAATTCATCAAGAGAGTCTAAAACGCGATGCAATAACTCGGCCTTGTCAGGCTCATTCCCAATCAGAGAAGGCCAAGCCTGCTCAACCAATGGCATTTATATACTTGATGTACATGAGAATTACTACTTGACAACTGTTTGATTTTGGTGTACACTAATATCATGCAGAAAAGGAGATACCATGTACCCGACAAAATTTGTACTACCCGCCTATCTTGACCCAGACAATAGCGTTGACCTTTTTGACCGAAGCCGGAAGAACGAGTTTGGAGATACCTATTGTGTTTCACCCGCGATTCTTCCTGAGCAGGTAGACCAACAGTGGGAAGATTATCTTGTTGGCTTAGCCAATGATGCCATTGCCAATGGCTTGACGCTTGAAGATGCAAACTATCGTGCAGTATTCTTGGGAGACCCCATTGCACAGATAGCAACCGGCATATTGAATGGCGAAGGGCAAGAGCCTGTATGATGGCTAAAAAAAAACCAACGAGGTGGAAAGCGGGAGGGCGCCGGTCGCCCTCCTCGTAACGCGCCAAAATCTAAACCTATATGGTGTGGGCAAGTGACGGATCGAGAACGCGAATTGATATTGACCCTGCTTTCACCAGAACAACGCAAGCAGGCACTTCTAAAAGCAGTCTTAAAACTAGGATTTCCAAAATGACCGACAAACCGCAGACACTCCAACAGGCAATCATCTACTTTTCGGATAAGGACATTGCTCACCAGTATTTTGTAAATATGCGCTGGCCCGATGGCGTAACTTGCCCTTATTGCCAGAGCACAGAGCATAACTATATCCGCACTCGTAGAGAATGGCGCTGTAAATCCTGCAAGAAACAGTTTAGCGTCAAAGTGGGGACTATTTTCCAGGACTCCCCTATCAGCTTGAGCAAGTGGTTGCCTGCGGTTTGGATGATTGCCAACGCCAAAAACGGTATTAGCTCCTGCGAGATTGCTCGCGCTCTTGGTGTGACCCAAAAGACCGCATGGTTTATGCTCCACAGAATCCGCCTTGCCATGCAGTCTGGTTCGTTCGAGAAAATGGACGGGGATGTTGAACTTGACGAAACCTATATAGGCGGGGAAGCCAAAAACATGCACGAGTGGAAGCGCAAAGAGGCTATTACTGGACGTGGTTCGGCTGGCAAAGACATCGTTTTTGGATTGCTCCAACGCACTACCGAAAGCGAACCAAGCAAAGTCAAAACTGCGGTTGTCCGAAACACCAAGAAAAAGACCCTGCATAAACAAATCCGCTCCAACGTGGAGCAGGGCGCGAATATCTATACAGACGCGCTCCCATCCTATAATGGCCTGCCCGAGTACGTTCACGAGGCCATTGACCACGCGACTGAATATGTCAGGGGGAACGTCCACACAAACGGCATCGAGAATTATTGGAGCCTGTTCAAACGCTCCCTTCGTGGTACGTATGTTAGTTGCAATAGTGAGCATCTTTTCCGTTACC